GTCAGCCAGCACTGGCGGAACAGGTGATACATCGTGCTCGGGTGGAGCGTGGAGCACGGGCGCCCGAGGGCCTTCTGGGCGCGTGAGATGAGCATGGCCTCGAGGTGGCAGAGCTCGATCTGCTTCGCGCGGCCCCGAGCGGCGTTGCGCTCGGTCCATTCGCGACGGTCCATCAGGTCCCACTGCTCGAGATATGTGCCGGCCAGGTCCGCATACCAGCTGCCGACGCCACCGCGCGACAGCGCGACGAAGCGCTCACGGGGCACCTGGTAGGTCTCCTGCACCCAGGCGAGGAAGGGAATCCAGTAGAGGAGCTCGTAGCCCACCTCGCCCAGCCAGGGGCCGAGGAGGATGGTCTCGTCGCCTCGAAGGTTCGCGTCGAGGGCCTTGCGCGTCTGCTCTGCGGTGCGGTGCGTCACGGTCCTCCTGTCGCGCGAACGGCCCCCAGCCGGCGAACCGACTGGAGGCCTGTAGTGTGAGCTCGCGATGGTCTAGATCGCGTAGCCCTTCGCGTAAGCGAGGAACGCCTGGACGTGCTCGCGGGGCACCATGTAGGCCGAGACCGACACGGTGTCGCCCGACCCGATCTCGTAACGCATGCCGCAATACTGCTTGGCCGGCGTCCCGATGGGGATGGGCACCTCGAACATGTAGCCGGCGACCAGGCTCGCGCCCGGGATGCGCCGCTTGATGACCTCGACGTGCGAGCCGAGGTTGGCGTTGATGGACTCGACGAAGATGAAGTCGAACGTGTCCGTGAACGAAGCCGAGTCGCCCGCAGCTGCCGTGGTCACGACGACCACGACGGACATGGGCTCGCCGGTCCCGATGCGGTTCTTCACCGTGGGGTCGTCGAGGTCGATGGTGTTGGTCGAATAGGCGTCGGTGTCGACGACGTCCTGCGCGACCGAAAGCTGCAACAGCTTGTCGAGAATCATGTGTCAGTCCTCCAGAAGGTTGTCAGGTGCGACCGCCGACTAGGCGACCACGTCCTCGGTGTTGAGCAGCGCGTCCGTCACACGCACGGGCGTGGTGCCGAACATGGTGACCATCTCCCCCGCGATGTTCTGGAAGGTGATGCCGCCGCCAGCCGAGACCTGCTCGCGGGTCTGGTGCCGGAGGAAGCGCCGGATGGTGCGGTTGACGTAGAACGCGCGCCGGCCCATCTTGAAGGGCAGCCGCTCTTCCGCGTCAGCCATGAGGTGCAGGAGGTCCGCAGCGTCCGACGCGCTCGAGAGGTTCGAGATGTCGACGTTCGCGATCCGCACCGCGTGGCGCCAGTCCTTCAGGCAGATGCCGCACTTCCACTGCCAGTGATCACGGTAGGCGCGCATCAGCGCACCGGTCACACCGCCCGCGTTTTCCACGGTCTCGAGACCGAGGTCCTCGTGGAAGATGCCCGCCTTCGAGGCCTTCGGGTAGATCCCGCAGACCGTTTCCTCGTCCCACTGAATGAGCCAGATCGAGGTGTTGTCGACCGAGCCGGTGCCGCCGCCGAGGATGATGTTGTCCCCGTTGCCGGCCGCCGTGCTCGAGTAGCGGGCCGCGAGGCCGATGAACTCTTCGGGAGCCAGCGCGGTGCCGTAGAACAGCGTCGACGCGAACTCCTGGTTCATGGCTTCGAAGAACGCGCGAGCCTCGGAGAGGCGCACCGCCTTCGCGTTGCCACCGAGATCCGCCAGGTCGCGGTCGACCTGCGAGTAGGCCTCCAGCATCCCGGTCGCCTCGGTGATCTGCGCCGTGTGGCTCTTGCTGGTGAGCACGCCCTGGTTCAGCATGCGCCAGAAGACGTCCGGCAGGCCGGTGCGGACGCTCGTGCGCTCGCCCGTGATGAGGTTGCCCTCCTTCCAGACCATGTCCTTGAGGATCTCGTTGGTCTGGTCGAGCATCTCGACGATGCGCGCGACGGCCCCGTCAGGGTCCAGCCGCTTCGCGATGTCGAGCAGGTTCAGGTTCGTGGTGCTAAGTGTCGGCATGGTCTGCTACTCCGAGCGGGGTCTCACTTCTTGTCGGGCCACAGCACGTCCTCGGTCGCCTTGGGACCGGTGTTCGTGGCTGTGCTGCCGGCAACGGGTGAGTCTTCCGCCATGGCTGCTCCTGCTCGAGCCAACAGCACCACCAGCGGTGGGTAGTTGCTCAAGCCGAGCCGTTGAAGGTCACGACGCAGACGCGCTCCATCCGGCTCCGTCGCCGGCAGCAGCTTGTCCATGAAGGCCTTCGCCCTCTGACCAGCCGCCTCGAGTTTGTCTCCGCCAATTTCCGGGTGCGCCTGGGCCTCCGCATACAGCTGCGTGTGCGCGGTGCGGCGCAGGTCGATCTGCGCTGCGAGCTCGGCCTGGGCGTCTTCGTTTGACCACTGATTCGCCTTGGCAATGACCGCGATGCGCTCGAGGTCCTTGTCGTCGGCGAACTCAACATCAGCCTGCGGGATGTTCAGCGTGTAGGTCTCGGGCACGGTCGCCGCTGGAGCAGCCGGTGCTGCTGCTGCGGGCGCCGCTGCCGGGGTCCCTGACAAGGTCGAGGGAACCGGCGCTGCCGGAGCCGGGGTCGCTGCCCCTGGGGTCTGTGCGGGTGCGGCCGCAGCCGGTGCCGGTGTTGCTGGCGTGGCGGGTGCGGCGGGTGTCGCGGCTGCCGGGGTCGGGGTCTCCTGTGCCGGCGGCGCTGCTGCAGCTGTCGTCATCGATCTTACTCCTGTTCCACTGGCTCTGCGGCGCTACGGGCGCTCTCGAGCTCGAGAAGGTCCTGCCGCTCCGCCTTGAGTGCCTGGCTTCGCAGCTTCCCGTAGATGTCGGGGTCGAGGGCGTCCAGCTGCTCGCGCAGCCAGATGCCGACCGACCGCATGCCCTCGTTCGCATGGATGCGAGCGCTCGGGTCCCAGATGCCCTCCTCGAGCTTCGTCACCTTGAACACGCGAAGCAGGAAGCGTCGGCCCTCAGGCATCGACGCGAGCAGGGCGAGGTCGTTGTTGGCCTCCTCGAGGCGGCGCAGCTGCATCCGTTCGGCGCGCTTCACCTCGCTCGGGTCGGCCGCGTTCTTCGTCGCAGCCGGCGCCTGGCGCTGCTGGTTCCGGTAGCGTTCGTGCCGTGAGCTCACGCACCCACTCCGGCCAGGACGCGGTCGAGCGCTGAGTCAGTCGCGATGGGCTCCTTGCCGGCGGTCGCGGCCGCGCTGGCCATGTCCTTCATCGTCTGCGCCTGCGCCATCGCCTGCTGCTGCTGGGCCTCCTCGTCGCGCATGCGCTGGGCCTCCTCAGTCGAGCGGATGATGCGCGGGTCAGTGCCCAGGCCCTCCTGGTAGTTCTCGATGATCTGGTCGAAGTCGACCTTGTGCCGCTGCGCCGGGTCCAGCTGGATGATCGGCGTGACGCTCACCACGAAGCGGTCGAGCGCCGAGATGCCGATGGCCTTCTGCGCCTGGGCCAGGATGCTCGTGAACTCGACGCGCAGCTTCACGCCCCGGATGTCATCGGGCGGAGGCGGCAGCAAGCCGGCCTTGAACATCTTGTTGAACGTCAGGTCGATGAGCGGCGACAGGAGCTCGTCGTTGGTGCGCTCGAGCACGGGGCCCAGGGCGATGAGCTTCTCCTCGTGGCGCTCTTCCACCTCGCGCGCGGTGATCGGCTGCCCTCGGCCGGCAGGATCGCTCGCCGCCAGCATCAGGAACAGGTCCTCGTAGAACGCGCGGCGGATGAGATACCGCATGTCCTGGGCGTCGGCGGTGATGTGCTGGAAGCCCTCGAGGCGGATCTCGTGAATCGGCTTGAGGCCCTGCTGCCCTTCGCGCGCGTCGACGTAGGTGATGTCGCCGGACACCAGGCTGACCTTCTGCGTCCGCAGTGAGCTCGGGCCCATCAGCGTCGGGTCGACGGCCTTCTGCAGCAGCTGCCCCTTGCGGCGCTGCATGCTCTGCAGCTGGCGCACGTCGCCGAGCGCCGTCATGCCTGGGCAGTCGGTGCCGTAGCTGTCCTCGCCGGTCACCTCCCAGCGCGGGGCCAGGATGGGGAAGTCGTCGAAGCCGCTCTCGCGCAGGAACTTGTCGGTGTCGCGGCTGAGCGTCTGCTTGGTGTTGGTCTCGTAGTGGACCGAGGCGAAGCGCTTGAACTTCGCGAGGAGCTTGTTCGGGTTGAACTCCTCGTTCGGCATCACGACGTGCGTGATGGGCACCGCGAGCTCGTAGTCGCCACGGTTCCACGCGTCCTTCACGACGCTCGAGATGCTGTCCCAGATGATGTTCGTCGTGCCGGGCACCACCGCGAAGCTCTCGACCACCTGGCGCACGCTGAGCTCGTAGTCGCGGGTGAACGAGCGCACGATGCCGCGCTGGTCGAGCCCCAGGCTGTAAGAGCCGAGCGGGAACGCGTAGGTGCGGAAGAGGTCCTCGCTGTCGTCGAAGCAGCCCATGGCCGCCGTGCCGAAGCCGCCGAAGTCGCCGTAGACCGTGGGCAGTGACTGGTAGAGGTTCGTCGAATGGAAGACCGTCCGCATCCGCTCGGTGACGATGTGCAGCCACTCCTTGACGGGGCCGAACTCGGCGAGGTCAGGGTCGGGCGTGCCGAGCTTGAACCAGGGGCGAGCCGGCGAAGTGAGGCCGGCGTGCAGACCCGAGCGCAGCGTCCACAGCGCGAACTTGCCGGTCGAGTCGAGGATGTTGCTGTTCTTCTTCGTGCCCTTGTTGCGGTCGGTGATGTTGAACCGCACCCGCGAGGGGAAGAGGAAGTCGGCGATGTCCTGCCAGTGTGCATCGTAGCCAGAGCCCTGGCGCACGCTGAGCATGCCCTGGGCTACCCGCTCGTAGAACTCTCGACGGCTGCGAGGGCCGCCGGCACGAAGGCGTTCGGCGAGGGCTGTGGCCATCTAGCCTCCGAGGATGCTGAGGTTCTTCGACCCGCCCAGGATGCTGCGCTGGGCCGCGCCGATGGCGCCTTGCTTGGTGGCCTGGTTGCCGGTCACACCGGCCGAGCGCCGCCGCTGCTTCGCCGCTGCTTGTGCGGCCGCCTTGATGGCATCGCTCTGCTGCTGGACGAGGTTGGACGGCGGCATCGGGGGCGTGGCCGCTGGGGTCTCGGTCACCGGCATCGTGGTCGACGTCGGGGTCTTGGGCTTCTTGCCGAACAGGGCTGAGAACACAGGCATGGGCTACAGCCTCTTCAGATACACGTCCTCGAGCCGCATGAACTCGCGCCGCTCAAGGAGTTTGCCAAAGTGTGATCCATCGGGCGACGTCATTCTGAGGTAGGCAGCCCCTTGTTGTCGAGCCCATTCTTCAGCGACCCCCAACATCTTGTGCGCCAGGCGGAGTGACCCGCGCCGCTCCGGGTCCACCCAGAGGGCCTGCTCGTCGCAGTAG